CTGAGTTGGGTCCTGTCCACGAAGGTTTTGATGAGGGTCTTGATGAGCTTTTTGAAAAAGCCTTACCGTATCTTGGTCAGCGTCCCTATATCGTCGGTCATAGCCTTGGTGCAGGGCGTGCGTGGTTGTTTGGCGGGCGACTTGTCGTGGCGGGAAATGTTCCGACGAGAATTACAGTCTGCGGCTCCCCCCGACCAGGATGCCAGCAACTCAGAACCATCCTAGAACCTGTCAGCAAGGTCTCGTTTAAGAACCGCGCCGATCCAGTAACCGATGTGCCTCTAACGATCCTTCCTTTATTTCCTTACCTGGATATGACTGAATTCTTTGTCCTCGATGTATTATCAAATCGAATTGATCTGCTCGCCGATCACGATATGAACGCTTACAAAAATGGAGTTGTCAGCTTAAACTTATAGGAGGGACCAATGGCTAAATCTCTGCGCAATCGGTTGATAGCGGTGGGTGGTGTTGTGTTTATCCTGGGTCTCTTTTTCGCGGCATTAGCCGGCTGGCTTCCCGAACCCGCTAAGAAACCAATCATTCCTATTGAAATACCTTCGCCAAATGGCATAGAATTATCCCACCCGGCTCCGTTAGAGGAGATACAAAAATGAAGAATACGATTAAAAGAGCTTCCCAAGCTATACTGTGGCGCCATCCGAATCGTCGGCCGCCGAAGAAGAAAATTCATAAACATCCGAAGCACGGCAATGGCTGAAGAGCGTCGTAAACTCACCCACAAGGAAATGGTCGTGCTTATGCGTGATCCTACTTTTCTGAAATGGGCTATGGAAAAAGAAAAGGAAGCCGATGAAGCCGTAAGAAGTGGCAAGTACAAAGGACAGACGTTACAGCTTGTGAAGGCACAGAATGGTTGATCTCGATAAGCTCACCACGAGCATTAAGGCCCATGAGGGTTTTCGGCAATTTCCTTATACGGATACCACCGGACATATGACGATAGGTTACGGCCGCAACCTTTCGGCGCAAGGAGTATCAGATGACGAAGCCAGTTACCTCCTCAAAAATAACATCGATCAAGCCATATCTGACGCCCAAGCAAAACCGTGGTGGGCTTGTGTATCAGGAAATGATGCTCGCGCGCGTGCATTTATTGAGATCGGCTTCAACATTGGCTTTGGAACTATGGATGGTTTCAGCAAAGCTCTGGATGCTGCAATGCGCGCTGACTGGAATACCTGTGCCGCAGAATTTCTTGACAGTCTATGGGCGCGTCAAGTCGGCCAAAGAGCAATTACACTCACCCGAATGATCGCCACGGGGCAAGATCAATAGATTATAAAAATTGACATAAAAAAGATATAAGAATACCAATTAAGACGAGAAAAAGATACGCACTCCCGGCGACCCCGATAAAGATCAATTCTACTGGTATTCTGAGGCGCAGGGTGCTATCATTCATGGTAACTGTTTTAAAAGGTAGCAAACATGGCGTCAACCCCCAATTTAGAGAAGTTTAATTCCAAGGCTTTTGCCAAGGAAATCCGTGCTTTCATGAAGAAACACGAACTGACAGTCCGCGACTGGATTCGTATGAGCGAATCCTCATTCAGCAACCTGAAACGGCTTGATGAGGGTGGCGATATTTTTGTTAGCACGGCCGCTCGCTACCAGAAGATCATGCGCACCTATAAGGGTCAGCGCCGAATCGCTTCAAGCAAAAAGTCCTGAATCTCGCGCTTTTCAACGTGGCTATCGATCACGTCCTGGTCGCGAGTATCAACTGCGATAATATCGTACACATAAACCGGCCGTTCGTAACCGGCCTGAAATTGACGCACCGGGCCTATACGGCCGATAAGCTGATCGCGTAACTCCCAATCGGGCCACTGGCTAAAGAATGCGATCCGGTTTGTAACGTGCTGGAATCCGTCGATACCATGACCACCACTTGCAGGGTGGACGAAGAGTAGATCTATCTTTCCGGCTTTAAAGTCGTCTTCGTCCTTCGCCGTTTTAAAATCGCGTCCTTTGGGGAAGGCTTTTTTCAAACGCGCAAGATCACTCTTAAACTGATAAGCAACGATCAGTGGCATGCCGCCGCTTTCAGCGATGATGCTTTGAAGCGCCGATATTTTCTCATCGTGGACTTCGGCCCAATCCTTAGCGCGCGGGTCATCGTCGTCTTCTGTTTCCGGGTCCAGATAGATTGCACCGCTCGCGAGTTGGAGCAGTTTAAGCGCCTTAGTCCCAGCGTTCACAGCTTCGACTTCACGGCCGCCAATCTGGATATAAAATTTATTCTTCATATCCCGGTAAAGCTTCAGAGCCTTTGGTGGAAGCTCAACATATACCGGAATGTGAATCGGTTCCTTCAGATCAAAATAATCCTTCGCCAAAAGGCTCATACAGACATCTTTTATCGCCGCATGGATCTCACGATCGGCATTTGGCAATGGCACGAGCTTATAACCGTCGCGCCCGATCGTGAACCAGCGCTTTTCAAAAGCAGTGTAAGAATTACCGAGCCGTTGACCGAAATCCTGAAACCACAATTGACCGTAGAGTTTCTTCAAACCGTTCGGGGCCGGTGTGGCGGACAAGTTAAGCCAACGACTTCCTTTACTTTGGAACGCCATTTTTGCAAGCTTCCGCGCGCGCAGTGTGCCTTCTCCCTGGACCCACCGCTTGCCGGTCTTACTTGTGCGTACGCTAACTCTAAGGCCGCTTAAACGGGTGCTCTCGTCAGGAACCACCAGGCCGAACGGCCATTTTCCGTCGAGTTGATCGAGCAGCCAGGGGATGTTGTCGTAGTTAATCGTGAAGGCTGACGCGTTACGCCTCAACGCTTGAGTGCGCTCCTCGGCCGTTCCTACGATCGTAGAGACCTCGATATTACTCAAATGGTTCCACTTCTTCGCCTCATCGCTCCATGTCTTTCTCGCCACTCGTAAGGGCGCCAAGATGAGCGCCGGCCGGCTCTCGTACCCGCAGGTGAGCATTTGGTCATAAGCCGTCAACGCCGAGACAGTCTTACCCATACCCATATCGGCGAAGAGCGCGGCGCGCGGCGTATCGACTATAAAATCAGTGGAGAGACTTTGATAGTTACGCGCAACAAATTCTTTGCGTTCGATCATTTTGGCAAACGTATAAAATTATCGATCTGCTCTTTCGTCCACCATACAAAGACCTGGAAGCCCATCTTCCGCAAACGTTTATGTTCGCGCTTCTGGTGGAGTTTCAGAACGCCGTCGATCGCTTTCAACTCAACAAGAACCGGAAACTGCATATCAGGAAGCCAAAGTAGACGATCCGGCGCGCCTCGGCGTCCAACCCATTTAACCTTGCGTGTCTTGCCTTTAGCTTTACGCGTGCGGGTGGTGAAATATTCTTCAAGTCGACTCTCACCGGCCATTGCGTGCCTTCAATTCTTTACGTGAGAGGCATTTTACGTGCGAGGGGTTAGAGAATTTCGGAAGCACCTGTACCTCGGTATCGTGGCATTCTTTAAGAGAATGAAACGGGATAATAATTTCAGTTGCGCCGGGACCGCTAAGACCTGTCATGAGTAAGAAAAAAGTAGCGAGCATTAGTGCGCCAGAAAACGAATAGGTTTCAGGATCGACCAGCACAGACCACACGTTCCGCAGGACTCCGTTTTACCGGTCTGTACAGGGCATATTATACCGCTATCACCCGTTGAAAGGCCAGCCTCTTCATCGTGCCCGCTCCAGCGTATCCACCACCGGCTCGGAAAAGCCATGCGAACCTGCATAAGCCCGATACCAATGTCCTCGTCAATCCAGCGGGCGGTGTAGCCGAAGACGTGGAGGGCCGTGAACCGCTGCATCCAGCGGCCCCATTCCATCACATAATGCACAGAATAAAAATCCCCCAGCACATGCAGACGAACAACAAAGCCGCCAGGGTAACGCTTATTGAGAGCAAAAAGTTCCGTTTCCAGTCGTTCTTCCAGTTCGCGTCCGTGCCGATATCTTTTAGGAAAGTGCATGGAATTTCCGTAGCAATCGTTCCAGTGTTTACAGGATCGCGGGCAGGTAGCACGCTCTTCCAGAGTGAGCGTAAAGATGGGCATCCCATACCATTTTCCTTTCGCAACGCGGTTGCCAATTTTCCGGGAATGTAAGCCAGATTTTAGGAGGGAATGTTCGTCGAGATCTGAAACTCGAGAGGGAAAGAGCGTGCGGCCTTCCGTGACGGCAAGGTGATCGTCGCCGAGGGTTATGCCTTTGCCACGTTTATGATAATGCGTCGTGAACCTACGACGATTTTTGTACTCGCGCTTTGTCATGCATCGAATTTCCTCGACTTGTCTATCAGATCTTTTGTACCTAACCTGAATATCTCAAGATAGACATCCGGTAAGATCATTTCGAACGCTTGGTAGTATCCGTCTGCTACCAAGCATTGTAGCACGGTCAAAGCTTCAGGCATAGAACATTCAGCAAGAAGATTGTGAATATCTTTTATTACCTTCTTAATTTTCTCCATATCGACTTCAACAACGACAAATCTTGGTTCCACCATTTTAGCCGTCCTTTCGATACCGGAAACTTTCGAATCCGCCAGCGGCAAGCGGCAGACCTTCGGCCCAATCCGGATTTGTAGCGAGTAACCAGCTCAATTCTTCATGGGAATACGACGGCTCATTAGGCGCCTCGGTGATTAATTCGTCGTGAACGCTCAGGATGATGTTATAGCCGGCGTCTTCGATACGCTCCATGTTCCAGGCCATCACGTCGCGCGCCGTGGCCTGGCACGCGTTTTCAAACAGCTTCCCGCCGTAGGTCCGTAGCCGGCACCATTTCCGACTGTACTGGTTAACCCCCATAAAGCTTATTTCACCTTCGCTATTAACCCGTGGGGCCGGGTAACAAAGATAAAAGCCTGACGGTAGATGCATTCTTAACCAATTACCGCGCCGGTCGAAGGCCAGCCGACGGGCTTTAAACACCGTGTTTTTGCTTTCTATAGCGTTGCGGGCCGCGTCAGCGATCTCAGGCCAGCTTTGTACGATATCGGGATGAGCGCGCCGCCAGAGGCGCTTTAAACCGTCACAGGCCATGAATATATGCTGCGGTAAGCTCAACGTCCGGTTCTTTTTAACAGCCCACTCCCACATGCCCTGGCATTCGTCTTTGATGTCCTGGGGGAACTCAGGCCACGCCAGCCGTGCAAGCTCCTCCAGGTCAATGCCATAGGTCAGCGCCCCGGTTATAAACGCCCCTACGCCCCCGCCGTATTGAAGCATTAACTCCATGACTTTGCCGATTTGTCGTTGCAGCTTCGTAACGACTTCATGGGCTATACGGAAGGCGTTAGCGTATGAAAGTTTATAGAGATCAGGGCCTATCCCGGCGTCGTAATCGGCAAAAGCTTTCAGCTTCCAATGCTCGCCTGAGATCCAGGCGGCATCGCGGCCTTCAATGTTAGCCAGATCCGAAATATAGAGCTTGTTGCCCTCTTCGGCGATGATACAGCCGCGCACCGCGCAGCGGGCCAACTCCATAATGTCTTCGAAGAAAAGATCCTCGCAATCCTCCTTCATCGTCGTGATACCGAATTCGATATCATCGCCCTCCATCGTTGGCCTGGGCAGATTTTGAAGCTGCACGCCGCGCGCAGCCCAGCGCTTCGTGCGGCTGGCGCCCGAGAATTGCAGAGCACCGCGATAACGGCCGTCGGATGACACGAGTTTTAAAAACTTCTGATATTTCGAGGTGCTGGTGGATGCGGTCTGTAAACGCGTCCATAAAAGCTCTTTAAGTTCGACTGGTAGATTGGGGTCCTCAATCCGACGCTCGAGCGTGCTCGCTTGCATATCCGGCAAGTCGATTCCATAAGCCTGAATGATATAGCAAAACAGTTGATCGCGCTGGGTAGAGGATTTGACAAGTCCGAACGTATTGTCGTCGGTTCTTGCCGCCAATTGTTTTTGTTTCTTGTCTACGGCGCGCAGCGCAGCGTGTGCTAGTTCGATATCGATCTTGCAACCGCGCATGTTGATCCGCTGATCCCTGTGCCAGAGAGCTAATTCGTAGCCAGTATAATTCCAGAGTGGAAGTTTTGCGTCCATGAAGCGCATGGCTTCGATATCCATCACGGCATAAGCACAAAATTTCTTCCACTCTTCGGGGTGCGTTTTCGACGTTGCGCGGCGTAACTTTTGATTAATCGGGCGCGGTTGACAAAAGAGACGGATCAGCTTCTTACCGTCTTTATCTTTTCTTTTCGTAATCGGCGGCTGCATGATATCGCAAAGCAGATCGAGACCACCGGGGAAACCATGCGACAAGGCACGCACCATCGTATCGTGGACCCGCTCAGGCGGAATAAAAATGTTTAAGGCTTTCTCGATCATAATCCGATCGAAGCCACCGATGTTATGGCCCACCACGGTCACTGCGGGATCGTGCAGTGCTTTTTTAAGTTCGGGGGGCATTGGCGCGCCCGTTGTTAGATCCCACAGTTGAACAGGTTTATTATCGAAAGCATAAGCGAATAGCATGATCTCGACGGCTTCGCTGTACTTCCACGACCCCGAGGAGATGGGGGTTTCGCAAAACGTTTCGAGATCGAGGTATAGACGTGTCATTTGATCGCCGTGAGCCTGGCGATTGCTTTCTCGATCTGTTCCATTATGATTTTTTCAGACTTATACGCACGGTCGATATCGATGATTATCGGCTTGTTCATCGCCGCCGGGGAGACCAATTTTAAAGTGATCGTCGCGCGATCGTAGTCCGGGCACATGCCCCAATATAAGGCATGCTTTTCCGCAAGCGGTTTCACCACGCCGGTCCAGTGACGATCTTCGGTTTGAAGATGCATGAAGTGTGTCACGATACATCCCTGAAGTCGTCAGTTAAAGTCTTCTTGCCACCGGCGATCTGAGTCGTGCCACGGAATACAATGGCGCAATTTGCGTGCTGGAGGAGCCATTTTTTACCGCGTATGCTCTCGCCAAGTTTATCCAACTGGCGATTACCGACCCGTTCGAAGTGCCCTTCGTTCGGTTCAACGCGCTCACCGCAGCGGTAGCAAGTTCCTGGGAAACGATTTCTCATGCCGCTTCCTTTTCATTATAGGCAGGATGTTTCGTTTTCATATGGCGCATAAGATTCGCGAAGGTACGATTGCAACAAGGACAGACACCATGCGACACACGGTTTTTGATACGAGTGACGACGCCGCGCGCGGCAGATGTACGCCGTTCGGCGGCTTTTATCTGGTCGTTGAGATAGGCTTCATTCTGAATTTTCTGTTGAAGCTGGCGGCGAAGTTTAATCTCCTCGCTCTCTCCGCTAACAAAATGTCGTTGATGCCCGGCTGGGCACCAGAAACCGCCATTTTCTTTAAGGTGATTTTGGGAATTATAGAAATCACGCGGCATTCCCCATACCATTTTGCATTGTCCGCAAGTGATCGCGACGAAATCATATAACATCTTCGAAATCCTTTCCGGCAGCTTCCGCTTGGCAGCAGCCACATTTATGAAACCACTCACCGCTTTGTTTGAAGATCTTCCAGCCCTCGCGTTTAATCGCGTCGATACCGGCATGGAAATCGGTTTCATCGGTGTCGTGAGTTTCAGAACAGAAGTCGCATTGCGCGATAAAGGTTATGCCGTCTTTTTCGAGACTCATGGTGCGTAGCTCTCCTCACAGGCAACGGTAAGGTGTTCGCATCGACCGTGATGGTCACAAGCTTCAAACCACCATCCACAACGATTCTTCATATCCTGTATCTGAGACATATAACGCGAGTTCATAACCGTGCCACCGGCTTCGAAGCCCTGAGCGTAACTTTCTTTCTTAGATAAATGTTCATTGAGTGCGAGACCCCAAGCACCGAGCATGAGAGCCGCTAATATGACGCAGACTTTTTGTTCCAGTTTCATTTATTTGTCCTCCCTCCGATCCAGTAGCCCGGATGTGAATGTTGCCTTGCACTGCGCATGGCATTAGCGTGATTATGGAGGGAGTCAACGCGACGGCCGCCAACAGTAACGATATAAATCGTTTTGCTACTTCGGCTCAGGGGGTTGAACGACTTCACGATCACGACATCCTCTCCGCTTAACGTACGACCTACTTTCTTTGGTTGCCGGAAATACGACTCTTCAGACATTTAAAAACCCATCTTCGTACGTTTACGTCGATTTTCAACTTGCACTGTCCATTCAACCCACCGACAATTATCTTTCTCATAATCCCCGTTCGGGTCTCGCCGATCGAGCGTCAATCCTTCCGGTCTTTCCCCCATGTCCGCGAGGAAGTTTTCGAAGCGCATCCACTCTTCGCAAACTTTGATTCCACGGCCACCGTAATATTTATAATGTTTGTGTTTTGGATTCGTGCAGCGATACCACATCGAGGCCCATACTTCGTATGTTGGAGACGGACCGTTGACACAATGACCGTGCGTGGTGTTTTTTCTGATCGCGAGTACCGAACGAAGACAACCGCAAGACTTTGTACCGCCCCGACGGAGATTTTTCCCGAGAACAGTTTTTTCGGCGCCGCACATGCAAACGCAAAGCCACATCCCTCGGCCGTCGCTCGAATTCGGCGCGCGGCCCTTGACAGTGAGTTGTCCGAAAGTTTGGTTGGTGAGATCATGAACCCGCGTCATCCATCAAGCTAATCCAACGGCGATAAGATATTGGTCACGAAGATGCTCGCGCTCGGTGCGTTTCTCAGCATCCATCGCACGAAGTTTAATCATCTCTTTGATGGTGTGTTTGTCCATACCTTTGATCTTGGCGGTGTCCATCGCGTCACGAATTTCTTCGTTGATCGATACGCGCTGCTCTATAAGCGCTTCGATATGCGTGATGACTTGCATGACTTCCTTACTCGGAATTCTTGCATTATGCCCTATGCCACCACGGGGGCTGTTATCGACCAGATCATCTTCATCGTTCTTCGCCATAGCTGTCTCCTTCAGGTTAGCGGGTGGAGGGTATGTTGCTTGAGACAACGATAGTCAGAAAGCCGGAATTAAACCGGACGACCTTCCGGATGCGTTTACCAAGCACACCCTGGGATGCTCTAACACTGAGCTATTTCTGACGCGTAACACCGGTAAGAGCGCACGCCCCTCCATAAACCGTCTAGG